CCTGCTTGCCTAGAGCCGCACATTGGGTTCGGCTTGCCAACGAACCTAGGGTTACTTTTGCCGCCGCAGTTGACTCAAAAACAGGCGACAATGCCTGAACTGGCGAAGAAAAGCCAAAAATCGATACCAGTAAAAGGAATACCGAAGGAACAGCCATGATGGCCGCGGGCTTGTTGAATTGACGGCGTCTACCGAACATCTATCCTCCAGGGTGAAAAAACGCCTCCAATTCTAGCATTTTTTAGTAGCTGTAGAAAATATGCGAAACATAGTAAACTGGTAGCAAGCACACCAATTTGCAGGAATGCATTTTTCTTTCTATCTATAAAAATTGGTTACAGTGTTAATATGTAAGTCAAGCCGAGAAATATTTTGCACTATCGCAACTCTTGACATAGGGAATAAAATGACAATTCAGACATTTGCAGCTGGTCAGACACTAACTGCTTCGCAGATGAACACTCTTCAGGCAAGCGATTTTAACTTCACAAGAAATGTTCAGACCGGAACAGCTTACACATTGGTGATTACCGACAGAGGAAAGCTTTTGGAGTTTTCTAATGCTGGTTCAGTTACCTTGACAATTCCAACAAATGCAGCTGTTGCTTTTGAAATTGGGGACAGAGTAGATGTTCTTTTGGTATCGACTGGTTCAGTTTCCATAGTCGGAGCATCTGGTGTGACAATTGCTGCCGAGGGCGGACTTACAACAATCTCATCTCAATGGACAAGAGTAACTCTAATAAAGCGAACAACTGATGATTGGGTTGTGACCGGCGGCTCTGGTGAAGTTCAAACAGCAGAAATCGAAGATTCAGCTATCACAGAAGCAAAAATAGCGACTGGAGCAGTTACAGAAACAAAGCTTGGAACAGGCGCAGTAACGAGCGCAAAGATACTTGATGGGACAATAGTTAATGCCGATATAAACGATTCGGCGGCAATTGCATACAGCAAGTTGAACCTAGCAACATCTATCGTCAACGCCGATATAAGTGCTTCAGCATCAATAGTCGATACCAAGCTTGCAACAATTTCAAGCTCTGGAAAGGTATCAAACTCGGCAACTACCGCTACAGATGCAAATACGGCATTGGCGATAGTGGCCCGCGATGCTTCAGGAAACTTCATTGCTGGAAAAGCAACACTTGCCACCGCCGATGTGACCACAGTGGTAGAAACAGCCACAATTGTTGCCGCCGCTTCAACAGGAACAATAAACATTGAGTTCAGCACAAACCCAACTGTCTATTACACAAGCAACGCAACCGCCAACTGGACACTGAATGTGCGGGGGACATCAGGAGTAACTCTTAACAACACTCTCACTACGGGTCAAATTGCTACGGTAACATTTTTAGCAACAAATGGTGCGACTCCATACCGACCAACTGTTTTCCAAGTTGATGGTTCCGCTGTAACTCCAAAGTGGATGGGTGGAACAGCGCCAGCGGCAGGAAACGCAAACTCAATTGATGCTTACACATTGGCAATCATTAAAACTGGAAATGCGGCTTTCACCATGCTTGCAAGCCAGTCGCGATTTGCATAAGGTAAACCGTGCCATTCGTAAATCGTATTGGGAGCGGGTCAACCCGTAAATTTGGTTTTGGCGCAGGAATGAAGCCTGACGCGCCAACAATAGGCACGGCAACAAGGGGTGACCAACAGGCAAGCGTTGCTTTCACCCCTCCTGTAATGATAGGAACAGGAATACCAACATATACCGCTACTTCAAGCCCGGGAGGGTTTACAGCAAGCGGCTCTGGCTCTCCATTGGTTGTTACAGGTCTATCCAATGGGACTGCATATACATTCACGGTTACTGCAACAAACCCTTTCGGTTCATCAACTTCTGGTGCTTCAAACAGCGTCACCCCTGCTGGTATTCCAGCAACACCTAGTGCCCCAACCGCAAGCCTTCCATCTACATATGGAAATACGACAGCATCTTTGAGTTGGACTGCACCTTCAAACAACGGTTCAGCAATAACAGACTATTTGATTCAGTTTTCAAGTAATGCTGGTTCTTCGTGGACAACTTTCAGTGATGGAACTTCGGCGGCAACATCAACAACAGTAACGGGTTTAACGAACGGATTTGCATACGTATTTAGGATTGCTGCAGTAAACGATGTTGGCACAAGCGCCTACTCTTCGGCTTCCAATTCCGTCACGCCTCTAAACAGCAAGATACCAACCCCCCTATTTGTGATGGACGACGATACACAAGGTCGGGTCGGAATTAACTTTAGTAATTACTTGGACCCAATTGACCAAACATATGTTGCATCTCCTAGCGGTGGATATTTCTACAACTATTTCAACTGTGCTGGTGGCTTTTGCCCCAACGACACAAGCGGCGTCAGTCACGGCTGGACAGGACTTCCCCCTGAAACATCTCGTTCCGCATCTCTAAAAGTTCAAAGATTTGGCTATGCAGATTCAGACACCGTTTTCTGTTCGGAAACTTCGCCTCCTCCACCGTCTTTCCCACCAGACTTCCCACCATCCTTCCCACCATCCTTCCCACCATCGTTCCCACCATCCTTCTGCCCAGATTGCGGAGTGACAGGGCCGTGTTGTGGCAGTTGCTCTCCGGACCCGAAGGACGGCAGCGCTCCACCCGTATGCTTTTAGCTAGTATGCTGTTTAGGAAAGTCGAAACAACACAGGGAAGAATCATTACATCATGACCAATGCCGACTGGGAAGATATTGTCGCAAACATAGACCCTTCAGAAGAGGTATGGTTGCAGTGGTGGTTTAACATGGAGCAAAAGTGGGGGGAAATAGGAACCCCAGGTATTTCTAGGATATCAAGCCCTGTAAGGTGGGAGAGGGTTTTTGGGCATAACGAATTTGAAAACGTAGAGTGGTATTTTTACAGAGATGAAGAAGGTCGCTTGCTCGCTGTCTATGCGTATTTTATGCGTGATGGTCAGCCAAAACCCTTCATCCTGAACACACACCCCGACCACATGCGAAAAGGAATTGCAACAGCACTGGTCGATAGGTCGCTTGATGATTTCGGACCTGGTTTTGATTTTAAAGAAAATACCAAAAACATGGACGTTTCAGAATCTGCTGCAAATTGGGGAAATAAATATATAAAAAACAAACTTGGAATTGAAACAACCTAAAATTCAAAGGAATCAATTATGACTGCATGGGAAGATTACAAAAAAAAACGCACACAAAATTTACAAAATGGCGCCCAAGTCAGACCAACCGACATCCTAGATAAAAATAACTACACTGACAATAAAACAGCGGAAGCAAGAATGAGCATATGTAATTCATGCCCAAGTCTATTATCTGTTACCAAGCAGTGCAAAGAGTGTGGCTGCTTTATGAAAATAAAAGTCAAGTTAGAACAAGCTGTTTGTCCACTTGGCAAGTGGTAAATTATTTTTTATTAGATAAATAACAAAATCTACAATGAACTCATTGACCCCACCTGGATATTGGGGCCACGACGCATCTATGGTTTATGTTGTTGAAAACTTTATAACAGAAGAAGAATCACAAATTCTAAATTGCTATATTAGGACGAATAGCGTTTGGGAAAAAAATGCAGCCCATGAAGTTTGGAACAATAGAGTCCACAATGTTGAAATGTTTACTGAGCAAGAAGTTAAAATTGTTGCTCAAAATATTATAGACAGTACAAAACACAAAATAGAGTCTCTACTGAATGTGGAGCTTGCTTCAAATGCGCCATCAATTGCACGGTGGCTCCCAGGGAATGGCCAGGCTCCACACGCCGACAAGCAACTTCCCGACGGCACACCAAACATGTATCCACAAAATGATATTTCGTCATTGGTTTATTTAAACGAAGATTACGAAGGTGGAGAGATATTTTTTCCCAATCAGGAAATCCAAATTAAACCGCCAAAAAACGGACTCATATTTTTTCCAGGTGATATATTTTTTCTTCATGGAGTGACAACAGTTACTTCTGGCGTTAGGTATACAATGCCCAGTTTTTGGAAGGTTGTATCAATACGATGATTCCAAAAGTAATTTATCAATGTGGTCCTTGGAAGGAAAATCAAATACCATCCCACGTTCTTGATTATTCAAATACGTGGAAAGATTTTTCCGAAGATTGGGATTACCAGTATTTTGATGACGAAATGTGCATTGAAGACATAAAAGAATTGGCCGGAATTGATATGGCTGAGATGTATAAAAATATAACGCGCGGTGATAACCGTGCTGACTTTTGGAGATGTGTGCATGTTCTTGCTTCTGGTGGATTCTATGCAGACATGGATTCAAAGAGGATAAAGACAATTGATGACATTTATTGCGATACGAAGAAATTTATTTCTTTTCGCAACCACTATCCAGAAACTGGAGAAATTTGGGAAAACTGGTTTTTTGGAGCAGAAAAAGACAGCAAAGTTCTTGATGCTATAGTCAAGAAAATGTGCAAGAACATCAATCTATCCAACGGCTCAATAAATGCAAATCACACTTTTTTTCCATTTTCTCAAACCGTAAATAAATTTAATCAGGAAAATTGGTTCCTTGACATAACTGACTGCTTCAGTAGTATTGTTGGCCACATTGCCGCTCATGATAATTGGGATAATGCTGGATACTTCATAAATGGTGGACCATTTTTTGATTAATCCACATATCGTCGATGACCCGCGTTTTGGCATTCGCGTATACAAGAACGCAATACCAAAACGACACGACGTTGTCTCAGCAATTGTTTCGTCAATTGACGACAACATTAACCCATTGCTTAAATGGAATCAGGCGATGGTCGGTCACGGAGTAGTTATGCCTAGCTACAGAAACTGTTGGGATTGCAAGCTGGGTCCTGAAGCAGTATGTGGGATGGATGATAAAAACAGCTCGTTCAAGTCTGCTTACAATGACGTGGTGATGGCCATAGGTTCTTGTGTAGAGGACTTCTGTAAGAAGTATCGTTTGAACCTCTCCTACATGGAGGCAGTCAATTTTGTCAAATACGGAGTCGGCGAACATTTTGATGTTCATTCCGACCACGGGTTTTCTTATATATGTACAGTTTCAACTGTTGCTTATCTAAACGATGATTATGAAGGAGGCGAGTTGTGGTTTAAACATTTAGACCAGAAAATAAAGCCAGAAGCTGGGGATATTGTTGTTTTCCCATCAAACTTTATCTATTCCCATGCTTCACTGCCGGTCACAAGTGGAGTCAAATATTCTGCTGTGACTATGTTTGACTATACGGACACATACCACAAAAATGGTGGATATTAAGAAATATAGAAAAGTGAGCAGCTGTTAATTGGCTCTATTAAAAGATTGGTAACCCTTGCATTGGTTCTAGGTTAGCGAATAGTGCGAACAGTGCTACTGGCGCAAATATCAGCCAGCGAGAAGTAAGCACATTAGATTATCCGATTGGGTATCTAATAATAACTACACCTGAGTTACCAGCCGCACCAGCAGCCGAAGCAGCACCATTGCCGCCGCCGCCACCATTGGCAAAGTTGCCTCCACCATGTGCGCCAGTAGAACCACCTCTAGGGCCACCGCCACCACCACCAGCATAAGTTACCGCTGTGCCTGAAATGCTGTTTGATGTTCCTGCTCCGCCAGCACCGCCAGTAGTTGAAGCATTGTTTGCACCTACCGCACTTGCTCCGCCACCACCACCGCCTGCCGCTGTTGCAGCAGCAGACCCACCAGCAAAACCTTGTGCTGGACTTGTTGATGGTGTATTACCTGCACCACCAAGACTTGTTCCTGAGCCGACCGCACCGCCGCCACCGCCTGAACCACCAGCAGCGCCAGCAGAATCACGACCGCCACGACCGCCACCTGTTGATGTGACAGAACCAAACACCGAATCAGAACCATTAGCAGCATTAGCACCCGATGCGGCACCTATGCCGCCAGCACCGACTGTAACCGTGTACGAAGTTCCAGCAGTTAAGGATTGGTTGCCAGTACGGTATCCACCCGCACCGCCACCACCACCGCTGTAAGCACCCCCACCTGAATCATTACCACCACCACCGCCGCCTGCGACAACCAAATACTCTGCGTTCACCAACGAAGGGGCCGCAACCGTAACCGTCACTGAACCAGTAGACGTAAACGACCAAACCGTATATGAACCTGAAGTAGTTGAACTGCCACCCGTAGCCGTAATAGACAAACCTTTAGCAGTTGCATCGGCTGTGAGGTAACGGAAAATAACAACACCGCTACCACCTGCACCACCTAATCCCTCAAAACTCGGAACACCAGCATTACCGCCACCGCCACCACCACCAGTGTTTGCGGTACCAGCAGAACCATTTACCGCTGTATTGCCAGTCGTTTGTGCGCCATCACCACCACCACCTGAACCACCAGTACCTTTTACTTGGCTCGTATTGCGGTCTGTTCCTGCACCACCACCACCAGCACGAGTAACAGATGTACCAGTAATACTTGAAGCAACACCAGCACCACCATTACCGGCTTTAAGTTGTGCGCCGTTTACACCAACTGCACCCGCGCCACCGCCACCAGCAGGAGGCCTATCAAAACCGCCTCCACCCTGGTCGGGTTTTCCTGTACCACCAGCGTATCCCTGACCAGATACTCCAGTTCCTCCAGCCTTGTCTGTTGTTGAAGCCCCGGCACCACCACCACCCGAACCACCGTTCTGACCAACCTGATTAAAACCATTTCCCGCACCACCACCAGTAGAAGTAATTGTTCCAAAAGTGGAATCAGAACCGTTGTTGCCTGTACCTGGGTTTGACGCTGTTGGTGCTGCGCCGCCAGCACCGACAGTAACGGTGTACGAACCAGCAACAAGATTTAGTTTTGATTCTGCGGATGCACCGCCACCTGAAGATTCACCAACAACCGAACTGCGATATCCACCTGCACCACCACCGCTACCACACGCAGCACCACCCGAACCGCCACCTGCAACAACTACATATTCTGCCAATAAACCAGCCGTATCCTGCGAACCAAACGACAAAGTACCAGTAGATGTGAAAGTATGAAGCTTATAAAACACGCCAGCCACAGACACATACGACTCAACACCACCATTAAAAGTTTGTTGCAACTTGTAACGAGGATTGACGTTCACATACTGTGAAACTTTTGTTCTACCACCACGCATCAGGCCACCGTCACAGTTCCACTAGAAGTAAACGAATGAATCGTATACCCACCCGAAGTAGTTACAGTTCCACCACTAACAGAGATACCTGCCGAAGATGCTTCAGAAGTTAGATAACGGAAAATCACAACACCCGAACCACCTGCACCACCGTTATATACAGGGCCGTTATAAAATGAACCGCCACCACCGCCACCAGTGTTTGCTGTGCCAGAAGAACCCTGCCCACCAAAAGATGAACCACCAGCAGTGCCACCACCACCAGAACCTCCCACACCACCGCCACTCGGCGAAAATACTGCACCAGCACCACCGCCGCCACCGCCACGAGCAACAGATGTTCCAGTTATAGAAGAACTAATCCCAGCACCACCTGGACCACCGTTGAGAGTGTTTACTTCATTGCCGCCGACTGCACCAGCACCACCGCCACCACCAGTTACTTCACTGGTCGTTCCAACACCGCCAGCAAAACCTTGATTAGTCGTACCTGAACCTGCCGCAGCACCGCCACCACCACCACCACCACCCGAACCACCTGTCGCACCAGCCGCATTTTGACCATTACCACCACCGCCACCTGTGGAAGTAATAGAACCCAAAACAGAATTAGAACCACTGCTACCAGTTCTAGGGCTACCGTCTGTACCGCCTGCACCGCCAGCACCAACAGTGACCGTATATGAACCAATCGCTAATGCTGAACGATTTTCTAAAGTTCCGCCACCGCCAGTGGACTCACCGACAACGGAAGAACGATAACCACCAGCACCACCACCAGCACCATGAACTCCAGCACCGCCAGCGCCACCAGCAATGACTAGATACTCAACAGTTACAGAAGGATTAATCCAATTCTTAACAGACTGACCAACCCGACTACGGGTATCGTAACGCAGAGTCACAACTACCGCCTATGCGGTAATCGCATTGACATAGCCGGTAAGCAAAATAACGTCAGCCGTAGCCGCAAAAGCCTTCACAACCTTAGAGTTCTGCAAAATCAAACCAGGAACAACAAGAACCAAACCAGACTCAGCAGCAATCGTCAACTCGATGTTGCCATCAGCAGCCGTAGCAGTACCCCACTCAATCGTAAGTTTTACAGCCGAAGCGGAAGTGTTATTCGCATACAACCAAATCTCGTCAAATACCCCAGCCGTAGTACCAGCGACAGCAGTGTGAACAGTTACAGTTGAGCCAGTGCCCGTGCCCGTAACCTTGATAGCCAAGCCATCAGTAGAACCAGACAGTTTCGCTTTATTAAATGTTGCCATCTGTTATCTCCTAGGAAAAGACTTGAACTTGTAGAACATCAGCGCCAGCAGCAGCCCATTTTACACCAGTTGCCGCCGCCGAGTCGGCTATAAGCGCCGTTCCGTCGGCACCAACTTGAAGTCTGCCCACCGTATTGTCCGCAGTGCCTACAAGAAGGTCGCCTTTTGCATCTACCGTTGATGCGGAAATGGCCGTTGAAGGAAGCGAAGAGTACGCGAGGCTTGTCCAAGCGGTTGTGCCGTCGCCAATCTTATATTTGGCTGTATCTGTCTCGAGAGCTAGTTCACCTGCTGCGAGGGTCGGGTTGGCCGAAGTCCACTCAGAGGCAAGTCCTCGACGTAATTGTATTTTTACCGCGATTAGATAACACCTCCCTCATAGATAAACACCCAGTCTTTGAATGTTTTTCGTGAAATTGATGGGTTTTTAAGCCAACGGAAAAATGTCTTTTCCGCAATACCAAGTATCTCATACGCTTCCTTGACTTGCGGGTATGTGGTTGAAACCCCATTTGGGTCTATCGCTATTACCTTTGTCCCACAACATTGGCGGAAATGTTCTTTGGCTTCTGGTGACCATTGCTTCTTGATGCCTTTTGCATATCTCCCATTTTGATTGCCCATCATGTTTTTGGATTGTTTTTCTCGTGCATCTTTTGTCCATACAATACCTGATGGTCCTTCTGTGCGAAGTGTAAGATTCATGCAATTTCTGTCTCCAAAACATGTACTCAGTAATTGTTGCTCTAATTCACGCCTTTGATTTGGCTCACAAATACATAGGACATCAAACCTAAAATCATTATGTTTGTTGTATGCTCCTTGCAAATATCTATTTTTATGTTTTCCCCATCGTAGTTCTGGTAGGTGTTGGTAATAACGGTTGTATAGGTTATTGGAAGAACCGTAATAGTACTTATCTGCAATTGTTATCTTGTACAAACCGCATTTACCCTTGAATTTAGTGGAAAATGGTTGGATTTTTACAGCCATTAGCCTGCTACTCCTCCACCGTCTAAATTGGTGATACCACCGTAAACAGTTGCCGCTACGCCACCGTCTAAATTATATGAATTACCCGGACCTGCTGTAGATACTCCTACGAGTGTCCATGACACACCATTGTACAACCATGTCTTACCCGCAGTTGTGAAGGTGTCATTTGTTGACGGTGAGTTAGGGAAATCTATAGCAGCCATTATGCGATAACCAAACTACCAGAGGCTGTAAAAGTGCGAATGGTGTAAGTACCAGAAGTTGTTGCTGTTCCGCCAGTGATTGTCATACCAGTAGCGGCTGCAGTGAGATAGCGAACAATAACAATTCCCGAACCACCAGCACCAGCAGCAACGCCTCCGCTTGAGCCTCCTCCGCCGCCCGTATTTGCTGTTCCTGCACCAGCGACGCTTCCACTCGTGGAACCACCAGCACCGCCACCGCCAGAAACACCACTAGCAGGGCTTCCGTTTGTCCCTCCAGAGCCACCGCCTCCTCTCACCACTGCTGTACCAGTGATTGATGAAGAAACACCAATTCCGCCTTGTCCGCCCTGAAGCCCTGTCTGCCCAACCGCTCCAGCGCCTCCACCACCGCCTGCCGTGTAACCATTATCACCGTCGTTAGCGACTGTTCCGCCAGCGTAGCCTTGTCCGGAAGTTCCACTGGCACCAGCCTTATATGACGCAGAACTAGTATTAGCACCGCCACCACCAGAACCACCAGTCACTGCAAGTTGCGTGTTTGCCCTGTTTGCTCCACGGCCGCCACCCAGTGATGTAATGGTACTAATGACAGAATCAGCACCATTTGAAGAAGTGGTTCCAGCAGTTGCCCCACCAGCACCAATAGTTACTGCGTATGTGCCAAGGGTAAGACTAATTGGCGCCTCATTAGACAAACCACCGCCCGAAGACTCGCCACTGACAGACGAGCGATAACCTCCAGCACCTCCGCCACCACCAGAACTGGTATTACCACCTCCACCACCAGCAACGACTAGATACTCTAAAGAAATAGAATTTGCGTGTAATGTTCCGTTGCTCCATCCATTAGACAAATAGACTTTCATCAAATTGGTATCTGTTTCAAAGATAGTTTGCCCTGTGAAAGGTGATGCAGGTTTTGTTGACGAGGTACAAATAGTTACGCCACTCAAAGTTGAGTCAAGTTTTGCTTGTGTGACAGCGTTTGAAGCAATTTTTCCTGTCGTTATTGCATTGGATGCAATCTTGCCTTCTGTAATAGTTGTGCCTGCAATCTTTGCAGCAGTGACAGCAAGGTCGTCAATCTTTGCTGTAGTAACGGCTGCATCATTAATCTTCGCTGTAGTAACACCTAAATCTGTTAATTGGCTGGTTGTAATTAACCCGCCTGTCATTTCCCAAAAAGAACCCGTCCAAGTGTATGTACGTGAACCTACGGTGTAGGTGTCGTTGGTGGCAGGGGAAGCAGGGAAGGAGAATGCCATTACACGCCACCAAGTAGTAGTTGTGCTTCTTCAGCGGTGATTCCTAGACGAGCAAGTAATGCTTCACGGGCTACGGCTTTTGCGGCTTGCGCTTCGGCTTGTGCTTGCCAATCAGCCAAGTCAAGTTTGTGCTGGTCATGTTCCGCTTTGGTCATTTCACGTATTTCATCACCGATTTGTATTAGTGGTTTGGTCATTGTTCTAACTCTCCGTCAATCCATAGACACGGTAAAATCCTGTAACTGCTGCGCCTGCAAGCCAAGTTAAACCATCGTTTGCTTCTGCCACATTGTAAGCACCTCCGCCGTCTTGATAGGCGAGACTATTATTATCGTCGCAACCGAACCCTATATAGGCTAACTCGGTTCGCGTCGTCGCCTCAATAGGATTAAAAACTGTGAGGTTTTGTTGATAAAGACGCGTCGTTGAGTTCGCGCCGATGTTTAACGATGTCCCAGCGTTTGACTGGACATACTGCCATGTACCTGTATACGGATACCGTTGGCTGCTTCCGTAATAGTTTGAGCCAGTTCTTGGCGAGCCTGTATTATTTACACGAACGCTTATTTGACAATCAGCACCACTAGTAATCTGAAAAATGACTTGATAAGTCTTATAGGTTGAAGTAAAAACGCCAGCCGCCATGCTGATAGTCGTCGCGCTAGTAAAACTTGCGCCCGTAATATATTGCAAACTGTTTTGCGAAACCCAAGCCGAACCGTTATATGCAGCCAACCTATTCGTATCAGTCTCAAAAATAAGTTGACCAACAAACGGCGAAGAAGGACGAGTAGACGAAGTAACCACTCCTGGCTTAATTACCGAGGAAGCACCGCTATAGGAAGCAATTCCCATTACTCTGGAACCACTTCAGGAGCGACAGGAGCAGCAAAGTCCTGTGCTTCATCATCATAAACAAACCCAACCCCAGCATAGGTTTTGCCTTCAGTATCAAAGAATGTTTCCACCCAGCGACCCGGGTAACGGTCGGGGTTTGATTCTAAAAAATCACGCATAACAACAGCAACGTGCGTAACCACATTGTTGTCATCTAACTGTGCAAAATATTGTGCGCTCATATATCTCCTATTTTACTACTTATGCTGTTCTGTATCTGATGTAGACAATACCGCTACCGCCAGCCGATGAAGCGCCGCTTGCTGCCGCGCCACCGCCACCACTAGCCGTATTCGCTGCTGCTGCGGTAGAACCTGAGCCGCCAATACTTGAACCGCCAGCATTGGCACCTGCACCGCCGCCAGCAGCCTTAAACAATGACGAACCGCCAATAAAAGTATTTACTTGAACGCCTGCACCGCCCGTACCTGTTGGGGCAGCAGCACCTACGCCACCAGCACCACCGCCACCACCAGCAGTTGACGAGCCTGACTGACCGTTGCCGCCAGAAAAACCGTATGAAGTATTTGCATACAGCGATGTCGCACCAATGTTCCCCATTGACGCACCGCCACCACAACCGCCACGGAATGGTGCGGCATCAGACCAACCGCCACCGCCACCACCGATAACACCAATGTTTGCGCCAATTAAACTGGGCGAACCATTTGTTCCATTAGCACCAGACGCACCACCAGCACCACCAGCACCAACAGTAATGGATGTATTTACAGATAGGTAGACTGTTCCACTTGACTGTGCAGAACCACCACCGCCACCGCCCTGACGACCAACCCACTCACCACCGCCGCCGCCGCCACCACCAAAAATTAAGTAGTCAAACAAACCTGCGGTAGTAACAGTCAAGGTTGCATCGCTCGTAAAAGTAAGAAGGTTGTAAGTTACATTGTTAACCGTAATTGAAGTTGGTCCTGTACCACCTGTAGCAACACCATAACCTTGGGTTGTAGCAAGAGCATCACCTTCAATACGGCGGCGAATATAAACAGCACCAGACCCGCCAGCGCCCGCCGAACCTGAACCATTACAACCACCGCCTCCACCGCCACGATTCGCTGTTCCTGCTGTGCCACTACCGTTCGTTGTTGAAGCGCCCGCTCCACCGCCGTCTGCACCCGCACCACCGCTGCCGCTACCCCTAGCACCTCCGCCTCCACCGCCAACGCCGTTAGTTACTGTTCCGCCAGTAAAAGTTGAAGGGGAAATACCCGCACCAGCAGCGCCACCGACTGATGTTGTACCATTACTACCAGCGGCTCCCGAACCTGCTCCACCGCCTGCTCCACCAGTAGGACCATCTGCCGCACCATTACCACCTGAAAAACCAATGTTCGGCGCTGTAGTTGTTGCGCCTGCTTTACTATTATTCCCTCCGCCGCCGCCAATAACGCCAACTGGAGTTGTACCGTTTCCTCTACCGCCACCACCACCGCCAACAGCATAATAAATTGTTCCAAGAGTCGTTGCGAATCCTGAACCACCAGCGTCATCAGTTACAGCCGTACCGCCTGCACCAATATCAACTGCATAAGTTGTAGGAGATAAATAGATTGTTGTTTGCAAAACGCTACCACCACCACCGCCTCCACCTGATGTGTTGGTTGAGGACACATTGCCTCCGCCGCCAGCACCACCAGCACCTACCGCAAATAAATCAAACCAACCGCCTGTAGAAACAACAAAGTTTCCATCGGAAGTAAAGGTATGTAACTTATATGAAACACCTGAAACGGTAATGTTTGTTTCTGTCCCACCCGACCCGATTCCATATTGGGTTGCAAGTCTTTTCTGTCGTGCGCCTGAAATACCCATTAGACCCTAAACCTCACATAAACTATTCCGCTGCCACCGTTGCCACCAGTTGCTTGCCCGATAGAGGCACCACCGCCACCAGCCGTATTGGCTGAGGCGCTAAAACCGCTGGTGTTCGTGCCGTTTCTTCCAGCACCACCAACTCCGCTACCACCAGCACCGCCCGTTGTGGTTCCAGAACCACCGCCCCCTCCAGCCTTAAACAAGGCAGAGCCGCCAATGAAAGTTGAAACATCGACACCAGCGCCACCAGCGCCACCGATTCCAGAAGACGAACCTGTAGCACCAACAGCGCCTGCACCACCGCCACCACCACCGCCGCCGCCCAAGCCGTCGCCACCGATATTTCCTTGACCTAGAACATTGGTTCTTGGCTGATAACCAACAGTTCCATAGGATGCGTCTTGACCGCCATTAGAGCCACCTGTTCGCCCTAGCCAACCAGCAAGAGGGGTTGAACCCGGAGCGTGAGTACCAGCACTACCTCCAACAGCAACAATCAAACCACCTATGCCTGAGTCACCGCCCATTGCTCCACCAAAGTTTGAGTTATATGCACCGCCAGCACCGCCAGCACCGATAGTTATAGTCTGGTTGGCAGACAAATAAATTGTTGACTGCACTCTTCCGCCAGCGCCACCGCCACCGTGCCCCCCTCCGGAACCGCCATCGCCATCACCTCCTGCGCCTCCACCGCCAAAAGCCAGAATGTCAAACAGCCCTGCCTTGGTAACGGTCAAAGTACCATCAGAAGTAAAAGTCAAATAGTTGTACGACACACCATTCACAGTTGTTGAAATAGCAGAACCTATTCCACCAGTAGCAACGCCATATTGGTTATAGCGATAGGTGCCGAGACTAGAGGCAATGCCCATAACTAGTTGGTCTTATCAATTCCGACTATCGTCACATTTACCTTGGAAGCAACATCTGATAAACCTTGCAGTGTCTCTGTAGCCAGAAGCAACAAAGCGGTATCGAGCACGATGATGTCGTTTGCCCCAATTGGCAATGCAGAAATAATACGGTTAGAAGCAGTGGCTGCAGAACCGATAGCCAAAGTCACCGTGCGGTCAACCGTGTCCGTATTGCAGATAAGAATCTGCTTGCAAATATATGTTTGGCCTGCAGGAACCGTCACCAATGTAGTTGTTGAGGTGCCCAGTTGCGTTGGTGCACAAATCCGTGCTTCTGCTCTATCTCCTGATGCCATTTTAGACTCCTATGTCCATTACTAAAAGTGCTGCGTTCTTGCTGCTAGTCATAATATCAGTACTGACTGTTGCGTTTATCCACGCGCTACCGTTCCATTGTAATACTTGTCCTGATGCGGCAGAAGTAATCGTTACATCACCAACGTCATCAAGGATGGAAACGCTTGGTATAGCCGCCCAAACCAAACCTGTCGTTTCAGCAGAATCAGCCTTTAGAAAATAACCGTTTGTTCCTACTCCAAGACGACCAATAGTGTTGTCTGCTGTTCCTGCAAGCAAGTCACCTTTGGCATTGATTGTGTTGAGAAGAGCGTTGATTGGTACTGCACCCACCTCAGTCCATGCAGAACTGTAGTAAACGTATGTTCCGCCATTGAGGGAGTTAAACCATATTTGACCTGTAATAGGAGAAGATGGCGCGCTGTCCGAAACAACCGCAGCCATTCCTGAAGCGCCTATTTCAATCCATTGAGAATCGTAATAAACAAAGGTTTGCGCGGTGTCTGACTCAAACCATACTTGACCAGCCGTTGGGCTAGCCGGTGCTGTTTCGGAAATGGTTGCGCCACCAGCGCCAAAATCTACATATGTGCTTCCATCATTGGTGAACTGCCACTTGTCATCTGTTTCATTCCAGCGGAGCGATACATTTGTTGATGTGCCACGCTCGATTTCGATTCCAGCATTTAGCGATGGTGATGCAGACACATTGGAGTTAAGGACAATAATGTTGTCCTCTATCGAGAGGGTCTCCGTGTTTAGTGTTGTCGTGGTGCCATTGACCGTTAAGTTTCCGCCTACGGTTAAATCTCCGGTTGTGTCAACTTTTGCAAATGTAACTGAAGCAGAAGTCGCTACCGATTGGCCGATTGCGACCGTCGGAGTTGCTGTTTCTCCAGAGTTGTTGGTAAGGGTTACTCCCGTGCCAGCGACAAGTGATGCAACGTAATCTCCA